TCTTTGTGGGAGTTTTGCGTTTTGCAGGTGCTTTACCACCCTCCCATGCTTCGTTTACGTCAGGAGTTGACGGGTCATCACCTTTTAATGTCCCGTCTTCGTTCCTTGCACGAACCCTTTTAGGGGGTTTCATCGCAGTTAATTTACCCATGATTCACCTATGAAACGGCTGCGCTAAACGGAGTAGCTTCTGATCCTGTTGCTGCCTGATTTATAAGGACACGAAACTTGTTTGATGCAACATCTTGAATCTCTATGTGACCACCAAGAATACCACCTGTTGTAGTTCCGTCTAATGTAATAGTGTCACTATCTGCTGCTGTTTCAAAGATAGAAGCTGTAGCGCCGCCATCGTTTGCAACTACTGCAACACCTGACATTGTGTCATTAGCGTTAGCAACTTGTATCTTATAATTATTAGAAGTTACGGTTGTTTGGACAAAGAAACGATATGTGTTTCCTGTACCTGAAGCGGCAGGTAAAGTTACAGTAGCACCAGATGCTATGTTAAGATTCATTGTTCGACCTGCATGTGCGGCAGCAGTTATTGTTGTATCTGCTGCGATAGAAACCAGAGAATCTGAACCGCTAATAAAACCCGCAGTAGATGTCACTGGGCCTGCAAATGTAGTTGAAGCCATATTAATACCCCTTGCACAAGGTTTAGCCTAGCAGTCTGTGCAACGTCAGGTGGGGCGGAATCCTGTCTGCAAGGCTTGTGTTACCCCAAATGCAGAATAACATACTTTAAAAAAAAAGAAAGGGGCGAGTAAACCCGCCCCCTTTAAAAGTTCAATTGAACTTATGCACCTGGAGATCCGAACATACCTAGTGGATCTGATACACCGAAAGAATAACGCTCTCTCGCTTTGTAGCGAACATTACCTGTATCGAAGTCTCCGTCCATAGATGTCTCCATAGGAGTACGCACAAAGTGCTTCATTCCGTTTGGAACATCTGTAGTTAGGAAGAACGCATCGTTGTCAGTTAGATAATGATTTACACGGTAACCTTCTGGTATGGAGCCATTAGTGTTGATTGCGTTAATATCATTATCTGCTGTTCCTACACGAAGATCTGTTTGCAACAATCTAGTCGCAACAAACATCAATGCAGGCGGAACGATCAACTTACGAGGACGTGCAGCAATTAATAGACCACGTTCGTCAGTGAACGCAGCGATATCAATAACCGCTTGCTCTAAAGATGTTTCGTTCAAGTCAGCGTTAACAGCAAGCTTGTTTGCGTTTGTAGCACCCTCAACTGTTGGGTGGTTGGTTGCAAACAAAAAGACACCATCACCTGATTGGAAGGTATCAAAGCCTGTGTTGAGCAAAGATGCAGCCTTAACCTGCTTTGTATACGCCATACCTCTAGCAAGTGCTTTGGTATAACGAGCAGATAGTGAATCATACAGATTGTCTTCCATTGCTTCTTCAGTAATAGAAAATCCCATTGCAACCGTTTCGTGGTTGTAACGAGCTGTGAATGATTCTTGTGCATTATCATAAGATATTGATGCACCTTCAGCTTTCACTGGAGCTGCGCCAAACCCTGACAACTTCACTTCTTCTTCAAAACTACGATCTGAGTTTTCGGTTTCATAGATCTCTGCATGCTCGCCTTCGTACTTATCGTACTCTAGTCCGAATAATGCGTTAAGACCTGGTAATAGCTCTTTGAGGAGCTGTGCGCGTGATATAGCCATCGTCTAAACTCCTTATAAGCCAACATTATTTGTCATTTGGTGAGCACCTGGATTGAACTTAACAAGTACATCTGGAAATGCATCACTTGGATCTGACACGTGAGAAACAATACGGAACGCCGCCGCAGCCGTTTGTACAGTAGCATCCAATGCTGACGTAGAGTTACCTGTCGAGGTAGAACCTGTTGAGGTGCTCTGCGCTGATGCGAAGAATGTGTTTGTACCAATGATTGTTTGAGCGCCTGTACCATCAAGCTGTGCTTGAAATAATACATTTGGATCATCAATCACATAGGCTTTGATTGCACCACCATTGGCTGTGCCAGATGGATAATGCTGATCCTGTATCAGTTGACCTGAAGAGTTAACGTATTCACAACCAACGAAAACGCCTATAGCGCCAACGCCTGAAGTGCCTGATATGCTATTGGAGGTTAGGTCGGAACCTGTACCTGTAGCCAAAGCAATGAACCCATCTGCCCCAATGATAACGGCTTGACCATAAAATAGGTTTGTACCTTCACCTGCGGGATCGATGAGATATTGGTTCGTAGAACCTGCATACGGCATTCCGTCTGATCGTCTGATCGGACGTAGACCGTAGGGAGCTGCTGTAGTAGCCATGTCTCATACTCCTAAAAGTTTAAATTACGACAAGCTACCCTTTCGAGTCACTTGCCAAACGAAGATCGTGTGCTTCGCTCTGGATTTAGAACGGGCATACGAGGGTCTGAGTTACGCAAGTAGCTGTTATCCACAGCATCCATTTGGCCTGAAGCTTGTTGGAGCTGTGCATCACGTCTAGCTTGCACATTTTCGGCAGCATTCTGACATAGCAGTAATCCACCGACCTCAATATTGTCTGTAAATCGAGAATCGATATCAGACACAACTTGAAGGTTTGGATGATCCTCTTTCCGAACAGGTGTCCATCCCTCACGAAACCTGGAAGAAACATTCGTATTGTCACTATTCCCAAGTGTTGATGTGCGAATCCAACGGTATTCAATACCTTCTCTGGGTTCGGGGACAGGTAACATCGAAGGTCTCGTCCATGACACCTTGCGTTTCGACTCGTCACGAGTCTCTGTGTTGCGTGAGTTTCGGTTCGTCATGATTTCATTTCCTTCATTAATTGCGCCGCATATTGTTCATTTGACAGACCAAGCCTCTTGGCGAGAGAGACTTGCGTTGAGGTCAGTTGCACTTTGCGTGGTTTTTTGCCACTTCTAGCAGCAGGGGCAACCACGTTGCCTGTCTGACGTTGGGGTGCAGATTCCTCAATATGCCCATCATCAAACTTGTCTGGAAAGACGCTTCTCATAGCGTCATCAATTTTATTATAATAATCTTCGGTGTCTGGCGCAATACCATTTCTAATAAGTTTTTCATGAACGCCATAAGCATACCCAGTCATTTCAGGATCATATCCAGAACTATGTGGCCCAAACCAAGGATTGTCCTTTGCCCAATCTATACCCATCTGACTAGGCTGACGCATTGGCTGTTGGGCTTGCTGCTGATACTGTGGCTCTGGTTGAGCCTTTGGTGCAGGCTTAGGTCTGTATGATTCATACTTATCTTTTTCAACACTTAACTTTGCAATTGCTTCTTGAGCTTCTATTAACGCATCAGGATCACCTGTTTCATATGCTGATTTATAAGCAGCCCTAGCTTTCTCTAGCTGTGCGTCTACTCGACCTTTGGCTTGATTGACTAGAACCGCCTCACCATCATTGATGGTTCTTTTGAGCTTATCGTTCTCCTGTTTGATTTGCTCTGCATAACGCAAAGCCTCATCCTGAAGTCGAGCAGCTTCTTCTTTTGCCCTTCTCTCTTCATGAAACTCATACTTTAATTGCTTAATGCGTTTCTGAACATTCTCGTTATAGTTTTCTATTTCTTCATCATTAGGAATCTGTGGCTCAGTGCCTTCGGCTCTTCTTGGTTTCCCCCTGTCTTCTTCTGGGGTGTCATCAACAACCTCTATCTCAAACCCATCATCCTCTTGATTTGATTCACCTTTTGCAGACTCAATAGCTTCTGCTACTGTTTCTTCTTCAAACTCTACTTCTTGTTCTGCTGCATTATTCATATTCTTGTGTACCCCCTTGGATCTTCTACCACTGCCTCAACAGTGTCATCGTTAATAAGACGGAACTCTTTCCCATGTATTTTAAATCGAGTGCCTGAATAAGATCGAAAGATTACAAAATCTCCTTTCTTACAGTACTCTCCATGTGGAAATTTTTCTTTGTCAGCATAGGCATCTGGGCCTAGTTCCATAACAAAACCAATAATAGAAGCAGTCTCTTCTGAGGCTTTAAGGCCATCAGGCATAAACACCCCACCCTCTGTCTTGTCGCTGATTTCTGGTACGCCGATAAGGATTTTGTATCCTTTTGGTTCGGGTAGTTTAGAGGCTACCTTTTCCTCTGTTTCTTTGTTTCCTGTATACATTTCAATACCTTGCAGTGATTTAAAGGTTCACAGTCACCTTGCGTGGACATCCACGAGTTCTCCCTGATTTGGACAATAGTAAAAAAATTTTTAACTTTCAATATATCTTTTCTCTATGTCCTGTAAATCTTGTCGTATAATTTTAACGACCTCACATCTACCGACTAAACGGTTATATGCACTGAGGTCTTCTGCCTGACCAGATGCAAGATATGTTTTAATATCTTCTTCATACTCATCAAGCTTTCGCTTTAACAGCGAAAACACATCGTCACTCATCTCCCTTTACAAGCTCCTTCGCTATTTCAATTCCTAGTTTTGCGCCTTCTTTCTGATCTTCACGTTGTGATTTATCCAGATCAGTGGCTAGTTTTACGCCAAGACGTGCACCCTCACGTTGGTTCTCAGCGGAAATACGTTCTTGTTGAATTTGTGCATTTGAACTTTTTGTCATCGCATCAAGCTGCAACTTCTGTGTATCCATTTGGATCTTGTGCTCTAGTTCTCTTTGCTTCATTTGCAGTTCCATCTGTTGCATTTGTACAACAGGATCTTGTTGTTGTTGTGCGATTTGCTCTTGCTGCATTTCTGCTTGATCTTTTTGCAGCAGTTTTTCTGCTGCTTCTTTTGCAAGTCTTGAGATCTCCACCTCTACATCTTCTGGTAGTGGTTGATCCTCGTTTGGCATCTCGACACCAAGCATCTTTTCAATCTCACGCCTGTACTGGAATGCAACATGTTCTGTGACGTGTGCAGCCATAGCAGCACCGATAGCCTGTGCAAACGGTGACTGACCTACAAGCTCTCGCATCTTAGGATCTTCTATCGCAGCCATATGCACAGCTATGTGCGCTTCATGATCTTGATACTTAAATGCTTTGGTTGGCTCTTGTTTGAGCATCATCATGTTTTCTGTAACAGGATCAGCAGGTTTAATATCATCAGGTAATTTAACAATATCACTTGCGTCCTGTATTCCCAACACCTCTAGCATCTGACGATGCAGCTTCCCCATATCGTATAATTGAGGAGCTTGTTGAGAAAGCTGCAACGCCGCCTGATACTGCATAATCCTTTGGGACATTGTAGCAGCATTAGGATCTGAAACAGGTATAACATCAACACGAGCATCAAAGTCTTTTTGCCTGTTGAAGTCGCCATCCATTTCATACGCATACTCAGCAGGCATATAATCACGAATGATCTTTGCTAACAGCCTCAGCTCGTTCTTCATTGCTGCATGCATACGTGCCTGCACACCAGACATGACTTTCATACTACGCTCAAGCAAAGCAAGTGTTGTGCCTACTGGAGCCTGTGCATTCATGTCTCCGACCTGTATATCTGCAACAGAGCCTATCCTTCGTCCTTCTTCGACAATGTTGCCAAGTAGCGAGTAGAGAACTCCTGATGGCTCTTTGTAAGGGATGAACGTAATTGAATCCCGTATCGCACCACCTGGAACGTCCACGTCCCTGAACTCACCTGGCATAAGCGGAGTGTCATCACCCTTAATACGAAGACCGCGAGCTTTAAGACCCGCAGGCAAATTAGATAATGTACCCGCATCAATAAGTTGGCGAAGTATTGACGTTGCTGATTTAGCCAGTCCACCAATGAGATGTATAAGACCTGTGCCGTAGAAACCCAACCCAGGTAGGTATTTGTAATGTACGAAGTGTAATCTTTTCTTTTTCTTTTCATCTTCCTCATACCAGTTTTTTCTAATCGCTAATATCTCACGAGAAGACTTATCGATTGTAATTACATAGGGTCTTGCTATTCCATCTGGATCATCGAACTCATCTGGCATGTTCATGGTAACATGCATTTCAAGAATCGTATGACGGTCATCATCCTCTATGACTGCGCTCTCACCATCAAGCTCATCATACTTCTCTTGAATATCTGAGAAGTCTGGCTCTGGCTCAGGAAGATCGACCTTCTTGTAGAATCCTGCCACCTGTAGTTCTAGGATTTCGTTAGCTGTTTTCTTCATGATGTGTGTGTATCTAGGGCAGGAAGCCAGATCTGATGCACCATAGGAAGCAACGAAGTCTTCTGCGGGGACAAACATAGCTACAGGTCTATCCTCTAACGGATCATAGTAAACCTTTTTGAAAGCAGAACCTGCAAGCGGTAGCTTGAAGAGCATTTGTTCTGTCTCATCACGGTATTCCGTCATCTCTTCAGTCAGAAGATAGTTCATCTCTGTCTGGATTCTGTCAGCCTGATCTGTCTTTTCTGGGGTTAGTTTACCCATAATCTTGGTTCTTACTGGCCCAGACGCAGGGAATAACTCACCCATCGCCTGTGCCTGAAACCTTACAACGGCTTCTGTAAGAACTGGATGGAACACACCAGATGCCCCTTGCCACGGTTGGCTACGTTCTTCTATCTTCATCCCAAGAAGATCTAATCCTTTAACGTAGGCTCTTGCCCAGTCTTTTCTAGACTCA